CAGTAGTGACTCACCTGTTCATATTTTAGTAACTTTGCCGTCAAATGAACAAGTGGACCTTGGATTGAATACACTGTTCATAGTTACTACTTCAATTCTCAATATAACGTTATTGAATACACTGAATCTAAAAGCAACCTCCATATCGTGCATAATTGTTTAAGGAGCAACCGAAAATGTCTCTCTCTGTACAGAACCCTTACTCACATAAAGCAGAAGTAATGATTATGAATCAACAAGGAACAGTAGATACTGTTCATGTGCAACCTTTCGCAACTGTAAAGCTTGGAGCCGGAGTTTCCGTGCATCCTAATAGCATGGTAAAGTACCCGAAGCTGCGTATCATTGATAGTCTTGCGGCTAAAGCATAAATAAATTAGGAGCACTCATGAAAACTTCTGGTATTTTAGGAGCTAATAAACATGTCTAATAATCATTCAGACGTATACCTGTCAGAGTTGGATTTGTCGGCGGTAATTGCAAACGCTATCAACTCTGCCGCTGCTATAGTTTTTGCATCCAAGCAAGGCCCTGTTGGTATGCAACGGACTACAAATGTTAAGCAGTTCATTGCAATGTATGGGAAACCTAATCCTCAAGTTAGCTATGGACATTATTGTGCCTTGGCTTTCTTGCAACAAGCAAATTCACTATATCCTACTCGCGCCGTTGGCGCAGGTGCTGTTTATGGTGGTTCCGTTTTGCAGAACCTGTCTGTCAATACTAGTTCTCAATTCAACTATCCGTTATCGAACCCTGTAAGCTTTAACCCGGCTTCTTCGATTAACGGATCAACCAGCACTGAGCAGAATCTTGCATATTTCTTTGCTGTTGGACCTGGCTCTTATGCTAGTAATGTGGCAGTAGGGATTGCTAGTAACAACCTGGTTCCCCTTGGAACGGTTACTGCTTCTCTGTCAACCACTGTTCAGGAACTTGCATTAACCAATTACAACCTTACGGCTCCTACTCAAGTAGCAACAGTATCTCTTGCTAACCAAGCAACTTTGACAGGTGCAGTTACAATCAACAGTATTGCTTTAACTACAGGCCAATATGTGTTGCTTGTAGCTCAAACTATTCCTTCACAGAATGGTGTGTGGCTTGTTAACACTAGTGGTGCTTGGACGCAAAGTACCTCAACTATTGCTTTTGATACTTCGACCTCACATATCTGGACTGTAACCGCAGTTGGAAGTACCTCTTGGACACAGTACGTCTGGACCATTGGAGGTATAACAGTACAAAACAATGATCTGTGCTTGTTTAACGGCCAAACTACTGCAGGTCAGAATGGTGTCTACAGATATTCCTCAACAACTGGCACTTGGACTTTTGTAACTACACAACCTCCAAGCATTGTTGCTGCTGGTCAATACTTGTTTAACCTTGTTGGCAGTGTATATGTTCAAGACTTTACGTTTGCCGGTAGCACGTTACAAGCATCCTTGTACACATACTATGTCACTAAGGTAAATGCTGCTGGTGAAACTTTGCCAGTTATGACTACGATCACTCCTGGAACATCAGGTAATGTTGTTGAACTGAATTGGACTGCCGACCCTCTAGCAACTTCCTACAGAGTGTATGGTAGAGTTGCCAACACTATCGGTCTGTTGGGTACAACCACAATCAACTCATTTACTGATACTGGTCTGCTTGTACCTGATACCACAAAGACGTATCCAACTACATATACAGGAACAAATACTTTCAGTGTTCAAATATATGATCTTACTCAAAACAGTGCGTCTCCTGTTGAGTCGTTTGCTGTAACACTGCAAGCAAACGTTAATGGTTTAGGCCAACAGACGCAGATGGATACGGTCATCAATGATGCAACCAATGGATCGAACTATATTGCCTGTGTCAACTCTGCTGCAAGTTACACTACAGTTCCTCTTGTATACTCTACTCCAAAGATGCCTTTGAGTGGTGGTAGTTCAGGAGTTGCTGTTGCTGATTCTGATATCATTGCTGCCTGGCAGAATTATGTGTCCAAAACCGTTGTTAGTGTCAACATGCTAATCAACGGTGGTTATTCTACACCTGCCGTTCAAACAGCGATGGACTTGATTGCTAGAACCCGTCAGGATTGCACTACGATCTTGGATATGCCTAGCACTTCACAGACAGCAGCAGGTGCCGTTGATTACAGAATGAACAAGCTTAATCTTAACTCTAACGCTTCCGCTCTCTACACACCTGACGTCTTGATTACTGATACTTATAATGGTAATCAAATTCTTGTGCCTGTTAGTGGATACGTTGCAGCACAATATGCTTACGCCGATTCAAACAGCAGTCCTGCACAAGCTCCTGCTGGCTTGCAATATGGCGTACTGCCTGTAAACGGTGTGCGTGTTGTTTATGACGAAGCGGATATGGACTTAATGAGTGCCAATCAGGTTAACTATGTACGACAGTTTCCTGGTCTTGGCTACGTCATTATGGAAGCTTGGACTCTGCAATCAGAAATGAGTGCCTTGTCTTTCGTTCCTGTTCGTAGAATGATTAACAACATTGAGCAGGCAGTCCAGAAAGCGCTGATGGGCAGTCTGTGGAGTGCTGATGATCCTGCTACAGAAGATCGCATAGTTAGTTTAATCACCGATTACTTGGAAGCAAAGAAACAAGCTGGTCAGATTCAGAATTACGATATTGAATCTAACAGCACTAACAACCCGCTGAATGACGTGAATCAAGGTATTCTGCATGTGGATACTTACATTCTGCCGACGATGCCTACTCAGAGAATCTTGCTGAGAACTATCATTACTAAGGCTGGTCTGTCCTTCCAAGAAGCGGCTCTTCTGGCTGCTGGTTAATATTTAAGGAGAATTGAAAATGGCAAGAATTGGGCTATCCGATATTGCAGCTTTACCTGATCCACTCCAGAGTTACCAATTTGAGTGGTTTGTTCCTAGTATTCCCGGTAGTGGTGATGGTAGAGGCTTGACACTTCGTTGTAATCAAGCCTCTATCCCTGGTGAAACTAAGGATGAAGTTGAGGTATCTCTCCACGGTATCACTTTAAAGTTTGCTGGTCGCACTACGTTTACTCACGAAGTTAGCTTGCAGTTCCAAGAAACCCGTGATCTATACGTAATTATGAAGTTGAAGGCATGGCTTGCTTACTCTAAGGATATTATTGCGACCACTGGTGCGTATAAGGCACAGTACTCTACCACGTCGAAATTGTACCTGTATGATGATACTCAATCCATAATTGCAACAGTTAACATTTATAATTCCTTTATCAAGTCAATGTCAGATGTTCAGCTTGACGGTACTCAATCTAGTGCTGTACCTGTACAAGCAACTCTGTCTTATGACTACACGCAAATTTTTGCAGGTAAAGCATAAGAGGTAAAACCAATGGCTTTCTTCGGCTTCGATAGTAACGGCACAGATTTCCTGGCGAACACCACCAATTTTATAGGTGGTGGTCTTCAGTCTGCTGCCGAGCAAGGACTTAATGAAGTTGTAGGAAAAGCAAGTGGTGCTTTAGGTAAGTTTGGGGCCAGTCTAAGCTCTGTTAATCCAAGAGGTTGGTTAGGTAGAGCTATTAACCGCCCAGACCCTCACATAAACCTAGACTGGTCTGTTGTATTACCTAATGATAAAAACGATTTAGCTTCTTACGTTGAGGAAGTGCCAGAGCTACCGATAACTCAGTTTGGTGTTAGTCCTGGCATTTTCCGTGGTGGGCAGCGAATCTATTTGCCTGTAGAAATTGAAACCGATAGTCTTACTTTGGTATTCTACGAAGATCGGTTAGGTACGACTACTGGATACTTACAATCTTGGTTTGATAAAGTAGGTAGCAGATCAACAGGGTTAATGGGATATCCTTCAGAGTACAAACAGAATATAACAATTGTTTTGCAGGACACTAAACAGTCAACAGTAATGTCTCTCTTGTATTATGGATGTTGGCCTACAAAAGCAAGCAACATTTCTTTAGGTTCATCACAAGCTGGAAGAACTACCATTTCTGCT